TCATCTGCGTCATCAATGTAATCGTGCCCAATATGTTTATCAAAAGACACAGCAAGAGCTTCAGATAAAATTGAAGGAATGGCCTCTGGAGTTCTTTTCTTGTCTTTTCCATCCAGGATTTTAATGCCGTTAAGTACTGCATTGTTTACCGCCTTGTCTTTACAGAATTTCTCCGTAGTATCAAGCAACCATTGTAATTCGTTTTCTTCGTAAGAAAGTCCGTTTATAGTTTGTTTTATTGCTTTATACTCTTCCTCGGTAATATCTTTTCTATTGCCTAATTCTATAATCAAGGTTTCTTTTGTAGGAAGATTATTATATTTATCAACAAAATCATAAATTTGATGAAATAAAATTTTATCTGTACGATTAGCAAAGTAATCATCTTTTAGAAAAGGTAAGACTTTTCTACAATAATCTTCATTAAAAATTAAGTTTGTAAGTATAGTATCTTCTAATCTATTTGTCATCAAGTATTGTTCCGTCTTTTATTTTTTCATCTAATATTTCTACTAATATATCTCCAATATACTTTATAAATGCAGGTTGGTCAATATCCAAGTCCAGTTCTTCAGGCTTTCTTAATAAAGTCCATTGAAACTGCAAAGGAAGATTGCCGTCAGGTTGTTCGTCATTTGCAAACTGCACCTTGCCGTATTTGTAGATTACATCTTTGTACTTGCCTTCAACGATTTTTATACTACTAAAATCGTCTCCGTCTCTTTGTACATAAACATATCTCTTATTCGCCGTAGAGGAATCGTTTTTTTGCTTGTTCATCAATCTTCTCTAATACATCTTTAGTAAAATACTTTTCAGGTTCGTTCATTATAGACTTGCCGAATACTTTAGTGCCATCAGGCATTTCATATCTTGTAGATACTTTTTTGAATACACCACTTTGTTCTGCAAGTTCAATTAAACCATAATGTTTATCTAAACCTTTTTCGTAAGTTAAAAGTACATCTATCATTGCATTTTCTTTAGTCAACCTTGACTTATAATTTTTACAATGAATAATATTACCGACAACTTCTGTGCCGTCTTTGACTTTTCTCTTACCTAAATATATGATTGATGAGGCAGCGTATTTAAGACCAGAGCCGCCACCCATTTCTTTTTGAGGGAACATTGAACCGATTACATCATAAGTATGATTGGTCATAATCATAGGTATATTTGCCTTACCTAGTTTCAATGTTAAAACTCTAAATGTTGACTTCACAATTTGAGACCTTGTCATATCTCTAGTCTCTTTACCTTCGGCAGTATCTTCCATTTCTTTTGTAGTAGATAACATACCTAAACTATCTAAAACAAACATAATAGGTTTTCTATCTTTTTCTGATTGTTCTAGGTACTTGTCAACAATTTTAATTGATTGTGTTCTAAATTCTTGTACGGTCGCAACAGGCACAACAACAAATCTATTACTATCAATGCCTCTATCTTCAATCATATTTTTAGATACAGCACTTTCACTTTCAAAGTAAATAATGCCTGCGTCTTTATCCATATCTAAAAAGTTCTTACAGATAGATAAAGCAAAAAATGTTTTACCTGTAGCACTTTCACCAGCGATAGCGGTGATTTTATTAGCAGGCATACCGCCATATATACTGCCTGATAATAACGCATTAAGAGAGTAGCAACCTGTATCAACAAAGTTGGTTACATCGCCAGCGTCTATGCCTTCACTTGCTAGTGTAGCATATTCGTTGCCAGTCTCTTTTATAATGTCTTTAAGAAAGTCTTTTGTCATAATTTCTCCATACTATACTAATTTAACTTATTTGTCAACAGCCTGTTTGGCACGCAACACGACTTTTCTACCAATAGAAATGCCTTCGCCTTCTATTCGGTACTTCTCATCTTTAGGTACCCAATCTTTAGGTGGTTCTTCGTATTCTTCTGGTGGTATTCTATCCCATAGGTGTTGACCAAAGTCGCTGGGATTAACAGCACCTGAAGTATCAAACATACGACCATCAAATTTATGTGCCATTTCATAAATCTTTTCTTTGTTGTATGCAACTTTCCGTTGATAATCGTAATATGGTTTTAACTCTTCGTATTCTTTTTTAGAAATCATTCCTGTCCTTGTTAATGTCATAGAAAACTTTCCAATGTCGCTCTTCTGCTTGAAGAGAAGAAGTCGTAATCTTTAGGACCAAAGCACCAAACATTTTCAATATACTTCATTGCCATAAACTTATTCAGTTCTTCTTTGGTCTTAAACTTAGCATTACCTTGAGGTCTTTGCATAATAACCATACCAATTTGACCTAAAAATTTGTCTCTATTACTATTTATTAATTCATCACTTGACCTATATCGTACATTTTTGACTTTCGGATCCATTATATTTACTAACATAAATTTAGATTTAGAAAGTGTCTTTTCTGCGACAGGTAAATAGAAGTCATCACGCCATTTCTCATACTCATTAAATTTAAACCAAGATTGATTTTCTTCTAGTTCACCACCTTTATTATATTCTTCTGTACTAAAGTAAGGCGGACTTGTAAATGCACAATCTATATCTGGTAACTCATCATAAGGTAAATTTTCTGCACCACAATTATATATCTTAACTTTTTTATTAGGAAAGAATTTACTATACTCTTCAATCTGTTTCATATATTGTTTATATGTGTTAGGGTTTGGGTCACAACCATAATATTCAGTTGCACTACTAGCAAAGAAACCTGCAAGTCTATCACCCCAACCACAAGAGGTATCTAATACGGTGTTTGCTTTTGTCATATCATATATTGTTTTAGCAACGACAGGTTTAAATTGTGTTGCAATATATGTACCTAATCTAAAGGCACTCATATATGTACCTTCTCTTAAATGTCTTTCACTATTAATGCCACGCCATATAGGACCTAAACAACGCCATATATCTTTTGCGTCACCATTTTGCCATACATCAATAGGTGCTTTGAAACCATAACTACTACAATTCAATCTTAAATGTTGATGAAAATAATTAGATGATACATTATAAGTTGAAGGTGCGTCTATTAAACCTAAACCATAATCTTTAAAGTTGTATTCGTAATCATCATACTTTTCAAATACTTCTTTTTCTATTTGTTCTTTAGGTACACAAATTTTACTTGTATCAAATTTAGATAGACCTATAATATTCTTTCTCATATCTTCATATGATATTTGTTTCAAAGGAAACACAGGTCTATTATCTGCAATGTATTGAGATAACAATACTCTAAATTGTTCTTTGCCTAGTTCTTCTGTCCATCTATCAAACTGAATAGTGTCCATTATAGGCAAACCGTTTTCGTTTGCGTAATCTTTAAGGTTTAGGGTCTTCATTATTCCACATTATTAATAAAGTTATTGGTATTAAAAATATAATTGTCAAAAATAATATACTATAAATTATCGCCATTGTCAATACCTTTAGGGTTCAATAAGTTCATATTCAAAATTATAACTAGTTTCATTGTGATTTAATAATGTAGCACCATTTTTTGTGTGAAATTTAAATGCCATATCTGTTAAAGGTGATAAGGTTACTAATCTATCAACACCAGGTACTTTCATTAAGTCGTCTCGTATTGCAAATATAATATCTCTACCTGCACCTTTACGCCAACCTGTTGACCATACGGTATATGCAACTGCAATACTACCATCTGGAGTAGAGAAGTCATCTAGTTCTTGTTCGTTCTTTGGTACTTCATTACAATATGCAACACAACATATCGCAAGAGGAACATCTACGAAAGAACCATCTGCTCTACTAATATCACTATTCATAAGACCAAAGATTTCTCTACCTTTAGAAGTCCTAAATACAATATCTAAATGAGGTCTTACAGGATCAACACCAACTTTCATTGGGTCTAATTGTTTTTGTTTCTGTAAAATATCCAATTTATCCATAAACTCCTAACTTGTATATGCAATCTCTAAAAATTTAACTGCACCACAAATAATTAATAATTGTACAAATGTTAATCTAGTCATCGCTAAATTTGCACCTAATCTAAATGCAAATATTAAAACAACCCAAGCGATAAGTAAATCTAATTGTGTCATACAAAAAAACTTTCTAAACTTGCCTTAGGTTCAGCAGACCAATTTATTGCACCCAATATAAATCTCATAGGGTCTAAAAATGTCTTCTCAAACTGCAAGTCATAATTTACATAGTCCTTTAGTTTAAACTCTCTAGGTAAAGTAGAGATATAACTACACACATTGAATTTGAAAGGATTAGGTTCTTTTAATAATATAAACTTAATCTTATCACCTTCTTGTATCAAAGGATACTTGTAATCTAAATTTTGATTTTTTAGATGATAATTATATATAAGACTACCTTTAATATGTATCGGCGTACCTTTGATAAAAATGTCGCTTGGTGAGAAATACTTTCTTAAATTATTACAACTTCTAGGAAATGCAATCTGTTCAGGTTCATATTGTTTATATTCTTCTCTAAATTTTGCAATATAATTATGTAAATCAGTTTCTTCTTTATTCATAACAATTTTAATCGCCTCTTTAATTGCAACTCTACAAACTTCAGGTGTTGAAGACTTAACTGCTTCTATACCCATAATCTTTAATTTAGGTTCTTCAAAACGGAAACCTTCTTCATCTAATACATTTAACATATATCTTTTCTTAGCAGTCCAGATACCTTTATCTGCGATACACTCTCGTTTCATAACCATCTTTTGTTGAAATGCGTTTGTGTATTTTGCAAGTTGAATAAAACACTTATCAATAAAAGGTTCAAGTTTATTCTCTACAACTTTATTGATAAAGTTTATCTTCTGTTCTTTAGTTTTATCTTTACATACTTTCTCAACAAGTTTATCTAAACACAAATAGATACTATCGGTATCACTTGCAACAATATAATCTACCTTATCTTTTGTTTGTAATATATCGTTCATATATTTGTTTACTTGTTGTTCAATATACTGAATAATAAACTGCCCAGCAGTTGTAATCGCTGTTGCCTGGTGTACATTGTAAAATCTAAAATACTGATTACCGATTGCACCATAGGCACTATTCAATGATATTTTCTTTGCCCATTGTATATTATGACATCTACTAATTTCTTTTTCATACATTGGGTCTTTTGTTTTTTGATATTCTTTCTTCGCTTCAAACTCTAACTTCTTAAAATGCACTCGGTCATTATACATCTTTTCCATAAGTTTAGGTAAGAAGCCTTGACTATCTGTCTTAAACATAGCACCATTAGGCGTAATTGTACACCCCTCCGTTTCCAGATAGTCTAAAGGCGTCTTTTGTTGCAACATTTTATTAACACTAATACCTTGAGGTTTTACACCTATCATTTTTTCAGGCGATATATTATACTGCATAATCAAATGAGGATATAGTGAGTTAATATCAAATGAAACAATCCATTTGTGTTGACCAACTTGTGGCGTCTTAACATATGCGCCAGTATATTTCTCTTCTTTTACATTGTCTCCTCTAGGAGGTAAATGTATATTTTCTTTAAGAAGATGATTATAGATTAATGTATCCCATAGTCTTACTTCCGAAAAGACATCTTGGTAATTAATCTTTGCCTCGTAGGCCATTGTTAAGATAAGTTCAATTAATCTTAACTTATCTTCAAGTTGGTCAACTAGTTCAACATCTTTAATATTGTAATCAACAAAACTTTGAAAATCGTTTGTATACCATTCTCTAAATGTATCATAAGGGTTACTATCTTTACCATCACTACCTAATTCTACTTTTGCGATATAGTCTAGTTTATAACTTTCTTGTCTAACAGGTATAAACTTTTTATATAAGTCAAGGTAATCTAACATTGTAATACCTTTTATATCATAAGCAGTTTGACTACGACCTCTTACGGTTATTTGTTCTTGTTCTATCAGACCCCAAGGTGATAATTTGTTAATCACTTTGTCGCCGACTAGATATTTAATTCTATTACATAGATAAGGTAAGTCAAAGAATTTTGTATTCCAACCTGTAATAATATCAGGATAGTTTTTAGTCCAGAATTTAAAAAACTCCATTAACAATTGTTTTTCTGATTGACACTCAATATAGGTTACATCTGGACGCTTTGTAAAGAATGGTTTAGTTCCCCAAGTGATGATATTCTTATTTGATTGATTTTTGATAGTAAGACATAAAATCTCTTCAATAGGATTTTCAACATCAGGGAAACCTTTTTCAGCGGTTACCTCTATATCTAATGTGAATATCTTAATTAAGTTTTTATCAAACTGGACATCACTTGGGTAGTTCTTTGCGATATACTGGAAATGATATCTGTCGTTTCCGTATAAGGGAGCAGAAGAATTAGTATAATTTCTTTTGAAGTCTCGGCACTTGTATATACTATCAAATGTGATAGGTTTTAAATATTGACCTTGTAATGTTTTATGATTAGTTTTGTTTTGTGTGATTGCATAAAGAGTAGGTCTAAAGTTTACCTTCTCTTTAAATTCTTCGCCTTCGTGTATACCTCTAACTAAAAGGTTGCCTTTATATTCTATAACATCTTTATAAAAACTATACATTATTATAATCTCTCAAATACACTTTTAATCCATTATGTTGTTTTCTTAAAACAACTTGACAACCTAACCTTGAATACATACGGTCATATTCAGGTTGTTGTTCTAATATTTCATTTTCTAAACTATTGTAATCTACAATTCCAACTTTGTCAATGTCCTCTTTAATATTAATATGACAAGTACCACAAGATTGATTACCACCACAATCGCCTGGCACCTCATCAATAGTAGGTTCTGCATACACACGAGCAGCATCCATTAATGTCATACCTATCGGTACTCTAACATCTTGCACTTGACCGTCTTTTTTAATAAAATGAATAGTTAGAGTTTCTTTATACTCTATACCACTCATTATGTTATTAATTGAGGTCCTGTTTTCTGAATTATTTTGCTTACGCTTTGATTATAACTAGCAAGTAAATCTTGTTTAGGTTCAACGACTACTAGTATATGTTTCTCATCAAAACTAATATCGTCTGTTTCTGCATATGGTATATATGTGAACATACCAAACTTGATTGCTTCGCCAGGTTTAGGTTGAGAAGTTGGGTAAATTATGTAAGGTTTCTTAATATTTACAATACCAGAACCTTCTTGTACTTCACCAATCAAATCTTCACCAGTTGTTAATCTTACTATCTTTATATTTTTTTTCATAATATCTCCATACTATCATTATTTTTTCTTTTTGTCAATAGGTGGTAACCTTCTACTTAACACAAAAGTCCTGTTAGGATTAACAGACGCATTGAACATACGGATAACTTCTCTATTAAGTAATACATCGGACCTCGCCCTAGGTCTTTGGTCTAGTCCAAATTCTATATCTTTATATGTGAAACCATTAAAGGTTAAATCTAATAAAACGGTAGTTCTAATTTCAGATGGTTCTTGTCCTTCTGCGTTTGCTCTAAACACTCTGGACTCCCCGTACTTCGGTGCCGAATATTTTTTGCCATCATAAGTCCAAGTTACCGTTTTACCATTTATCTTAATATCTTCAGCGTGCATAGAACAAGCGTGAGCACCATTACCTGTATCCATCTTCGCTCTAATCTTACCTATCTTACCTACTTCAATAGTTTCTAACCAACCAACTTCTAATAGTGATTGTCTATCCCAATTAGTTCTATCTATTACATACTTAACAAAGTTTTTAACTAATTGTTTACCTGATATTGCACCCCCAGGTGTAGGTCCTTGTAAATCTTTATATAGATAACCTTCGTAATCTGCACCAGTACCTGGCGAACCATTTACTTCTAATAGATAATGTTTACCATTGTGGATTATATGGTCAACTCCTACTAGATATGCTTTACTTACTCTACTTGCTTTTAAAATTAATTCTATCTCTTCATCACTTAATTTATAAGGTACTGCTTCTGCACCTCTATGAGTATTTGTTCTAAAGTCAAATGATGATTGTATTCTTTTTGTACTTGCAAATATCTTATTATCTACCACAAAAGTTCTAACATCAAACTTAACAGGCATAAATTCTTGTATCAACAATTCAGCACCGTGTTTCCATAATGCCTGAATAGTAGATACTAGGGACTCATAACTATCAACTTTTACAACACCAATACCTTGCGTTCCTGTTAGAGTTTTTAAGACAACTGGAAACTTATTACCTATTAGTTTCATTGCGTCATCTATATTCTTCTCGTTTGAAACGAAAGCAGTTCTAGGTGTAGGTATACCAAACTTCTCAAACAATAGTGCTGTAGTCAATTTGTTATTACAAGTTTGCATTGCAGCTCTTGTATTACACATAAACGCACCAGAATTTTGAAAAGCAGATAAGATAGACATACCACTCTCATCTTCTACTGAACCTGCTCTGGTTACACAAACGGTATCTTTACCTATAAAAGTATGTTCGGTATCTTTACCATCATAATTATAGATTGTTAAAGTATTCTTCTCTTCGTCTTTACCTGTAATAATGGCGTGTCTAGTTTCAATCACAACACACTTAATACCTAACTCTTCGCAAGTATCGTTAATAAGTTTTACGGTAAGTTCTTTATCTTCTTTACCACCAACTTTTCTCTTCTTTAAGTTAGGATTAGTTTTGGTTACAACGGCAATCGTAATTGGTTTGCCTTCTCGTTCAACCTTTTCTGTTATGAAATCTTTAAACTTTGGTACTTGCATCCGAGGTCTCTTCCTTTTTGTCTTCTAGTTTCTTACCAATGTTATATTTAGCACTCAAATTCCATTCTTTCTTTTCTTTAAAAGGTAATACTTTTATCTGACTTAAAGGTGCCTTATCTTCGGCTGCCTCTTTCTTAACTACTGATATTAAGTTCCAATCTTGTAGTAGTACGGCGATTGTATTTCTTCTTTGAATATCGTTTTGAGTTAATGTTGCTTTCTTACCATCTAAAGCAAATAGTTCTTTGAAGTGTACAATGAAGTATTTACCTTGTTTATGAAGTATATGGCAAGATTGAAATAGGGTTTTGTCTTTACGACTAGCAACACCTATTCTAGTTAATGTCTCTCTTACTTTTAAAAAATCGTCAGGTTGCTTGATTGTTACCTCTAGCATATCCTCTGGCGACCAATTAACGCTATCTGTCATTTTCTTTTTCTCCCACCCTTTTGCAAGGATTTTTTTATAAGTTCAATTTGTTGTTTAGTCAATATGCTGAGAGCGGTCTTTGCTTTTTCATTACTATAACCATAATACTCTTTTACATACTCTAAATTTGAAAGTTTTTCAACTTTTGCCCAACGAGCAAATCGCTTTTTCTTTCTTACAATATTTAGTAAAAATTGATATTGTACTTTGTTTGGGAGAAAATGATAACCATTCATTTCGTTTGCAATGGGTAGGGTATCATTGTGGTAAGATAGACAACGATTAACAATAAACGCAGGATATTTCTTTTCCCAGAATACATCACCGTCAGCCATCAAATCTTGTTTAGTGAAATTAATACTATTCAGATAATCTTTCAATTCATACATAACTAACTGCCTTTGGATTTAAGTTGATATCTGTAGCGTGTTCTACCATATCATCAACTATTTGTTTTATTTCTTCATCTTTTATATTATATAGTTCTAGTTGACCTTCGTCTCCAGGAACATTTCTACTTTCATATTTCTTTTTAAATATTTCTTCTAGTTTCTTATATTGTGTTTCATTAGGAACATAGATTGCATAGTAAATTCTAAAATCATTACCTGGTTGATTACGACTACGAATAAGAGCAGATAGATATTTTGCTCTACCTACTTTTAATAAACCTCTTGCTCTTACATCTGTTTCGTGGTCTTGTATATGACTTCTACCAAAGTATAAACAATACCTTTCGTGTCCTGGTTCTTCGTAACCTTGACCATTTTGTTGTTGAGTAGTATAGCCTTCGTCAATACGCAATTGACAAGCGCCTTTGTAACCTAGACCGATACTCATTTGAATTTACAATTTGCCATTATCTCGGTAAGACAAGCAACCATATTAATTTCTTGGTCTGCAACGAAGGCTGCTTTGTACTGATAACCAGCAAGAATAAGAACAGATTGAGGTATAGATTTTGGGTCTAAACTTTTATGTAATACCTCATAGATATTTCTAAACATAGAAGTAGGTTCTTTGTCTATATTAGAAACAACCCATTTACGCATATCATTAAATCTTTTTTCTTTTAATGTAGTAATAAGTTCTTTATTATTCGCTTCTGATAATGTAAATAAGATACCACTATCAATCTTACCTCTAACTGAATACCTTTGAAGTTCGTTGATAGTTCTTCTAAAATCTGGA